GGGCCCCTTCATATTTAGCCGGACGGATCAGCATGACGTTGCGCACATGCTCCCGATTGATGTCACAGGCCGAACGGCCGCCATACAACGGCTGACGGCTCTTGAGGCAGTGCGCGTCGACGTGGCCGAACCACTGGCCGGGGTCGCATCCCGGCGTGAGCGCGCAAGCGCGGCGTTCCTGCTGAACTCCCGCAACACCACCGTTGTAGGAGGCATCCCCGAATTCCAGCGCTGCCGGTGCCGCACGAAACGGTCGCCAGGCATCGTGGCTCATTAATACAATGGCGCGCAGTTGTAGATCGGGCCGCTCATACACGTTGCCCCAGTTCCACGCGCCCAGCTCGGCCGCGTACGCCGCTCGCATCGAGGCCAACGAGTCAAACCGCACGCTACCATCAGGCCGCCATGTCCGCGTGATCTGCCCCATGCCAGCGCCTTCCTCGCGATCCGAGCGAAGCCGCGCTGATGGGTTCCAACAGCTACGCGAACGCAGACTAGGACAGGACTCCTGCTCGACTAGAGCGGCCAGCAAAACTGGGCGAGGATGCTCTGGCCAGAATCTTTGTTGCTCAGCCCTCAGCACACGCAGGTACTGGACGGCGCCGGCAGGAAGTTCGCCGGCACGTGCTCGCGGCGCGAAGACCGCCAGCAGCGCACCCAGCACGATAGCAACCGCGATCAGCGCTAGACCGGCGCCAATCGGGTGCTGGCCAGCGGTGCCGAACAGCCGGCGCATGTCAGCCTCTGGATAATCCATCAAGGCCTTTCGCGCCCAATGCGACGCAGCGATTGCCCAGATGCCCTGCAGCAGCGCCAATCCGCCTAGGATCGTCGAGAAGCCGTGATCCGGATCGGAATAATAGGAGCACCAGGCAGCAAGTACAGCACCGCCCAGCAGGAATACGGAACGATGCCGCAAAATAGATTTGACGATATTCATGGAACTATCCTTTCGGTAAATGTGTGAGAAGCCAACCAATTCCGCCGCCTACAGTTGCAGATGCCCCGCCTATAAGCATCAGCGCACGCCAGCCACCCCGCGCCTCGGAGATCTTGGCCAACACCGCATCCAACTTAGCTTCTTGAGACGCTTGACTAGCCTGCAGCTCGGTCATTCGCGCGTTCAAGTGGGCGACCTCCATCTTTAAGGTTGCAATGTTGATACGCGCCTCGATCAACTCAGTTTCTTGATCACCCATACAGTCCTTATAAAAAAAAGACCCGCCGAAGCGGGTCTGGTTGAAGTATGCACCTACCACTATGCATTTTATTTGCGCTGCTGAAGGTCCTCGACCTTTGCGGATAGCTCCTGAATAGCCTTGATCATTGGTCCCATCAATTCTTGATAGATCAAAAATTGAGAAGAATCAGGATCATCTTTATCTGCCAGTGCCCACATTGCCACGTTGTCTGTCCCCAATGCCTGACGTACCTCCTGCGTAATCAAGCCATAGTGCTCACGAGTCCCCACTGTCGTCTTTGTAATCACCTCTTGAGGTATCGGCAATCCATCTTCACCCGGGCCATATTGCTCCGGCGTGCGTGAGACCTCTGTATGACCGACCTTAAATTTGTAGACCCGCGGCCGAAGGGATTTAATGAAGTCCAGCCCTAGATCAGAATCACGAATATCGTACTTAATCCGCTCGTCAGAGCCATTAAACACCCCACCTTGAACATAACAAGAGGCCCACGCAAAGCTAGAGGTACCCAACTGGTAAATATTGGTCTGATTCGGAACAATGGTGTTAAACCAAGCATTTCCGCTCCCAGCAATATGGATCAGCGTACCGTTAGCCTGCAGTGACTGAAAGCCAGAGCAATACAGTCCCACACCAGAACTGGCGACCGCAGAAATCGCCGCCCCCGTGCCACTCGATGATGCAGCAAAAGATGGTGCGGCGGGCAATGAGGCATTGGAGGTACTGCAGCGAGACAATACCGCGTTGAACATCACCGCATAGCCCGTCGGTGTGACTTGGAAGTTACCAAAGTTAATACTTATTCCGGAGGTAAACGTTCCAGTCGCGCCAGATATATCCCCCTTGAACGTCCCCGACTCCGCATACATATTTCCTAACGCATCTACCGAGAACTTGTAGTTAGCTGAATACAAGGTTCCCGATACCGTCAGCGATCCAGTATTTGCCGACAATGCAGATAGATTGCCGACCTTCAATGCCGCCAGATAAGGGAGGTTCCACGTCGTCTGACCCGTATTAGGGTTGTAGATACCATTCGACATGAACACGGACTGCCCCGCCGAAGGGACCGGCACCGATGATTGCCACGACTCTCCCTGCCCCCATGAGTTATATGCTGGCAAGCCATACGACGTGACACTTGCCGGTGAATTGATCGTCGGATTGCCAGACACCAGCGCATAGGCAGTCACAGCCGAGGAACCACTGCTACCCGGACTACCGGGACCACCGTTCATGCCGGTATATGCAATACCCTGGACACTAGCCGTGACCCAGTTGATTGGCGATGTCGTGTTACCCGCCGTATCGACCAATGGGTAACTGGCCTGATACAGCGTGTATCCCTGCCCTGGTGATGACGGAATCGAAGCACTCCAACCTGTAGGCGGCGTGTTATATGACGCCGTCGACCAGGTCCATACAGCAGTCCCTGTAAGAGTCGGCGCTCCGCCTGCTGACCACTGATACGCCGTTGCTGTCGCGGACTTTGCTCCCGGCGCACTATTTTGCGACCAGGCCGCAACGTTCGCACTGCCATAACTCACAGTGGTCGTCACCGTGCCAATCGGTACGCTAATCGGCTTTGCAGCAACATACAAGGCCAACCCAGGCACTCCGGAGTTGGCCGGTATCGTAGTTCCCCAGCCATCGGAGCCTGTATATGCCCCATTAACACCCGTCGCCCACGTGAACACCGATGTACCAGTCGGAGCCGCCGGCACGACCGTCGACCACTTGTACAGATATGCGGTGGCCACTTGATTGCCAGTTGCTGAACTCAGCGTCACCGGGCCAATCGAGCCAATCGTCAGCCCCAACTTATCGTAGTTGTCGTACCCTGCATACTTGATGTAATACGGAGTGCCCGATGCGATCGAACTACCATCGGCCAGGGCTGCAATCGTGAACGTCGTAGCTGGCCCGTCAAACACCAGACTGGATGCATCCGGAGTAAAGCCAGAGACCGTCGATATCCAGATCTTCATGCCAGCGAAATCGACATCGGCAGGGCGGGCGCAGTTAAACAGCAAGTAGCCAGGCCCCGGAGTTACACTAACTCCCGTCAGCGCTCCGACCTGTGGGTTGTTCACCGCCAGCGATGCAAACGCGCCATAAGCGCCATTCCGATTCACGCCCTGCACCTTGCATGTCAGCGCACGCCACGGGCCGCCATCTGTCGATGCATCCTCATGCGAGTAGTCGTAGCGCAGCGCATCACCAACATTGACCTCACGCACCTTGGCCAGCGGCGTGCCTGCCCAGATCTGCACCACATACGACACCGCATTCGCTAGGCGATCCCACTTGAACTTCGCCGTGTTAATCGTGAATGCGCCCTCGACAGCCAAATTTGTAGGCGCCAATGGCGGATTATTTGCCTGCTGGCCAGTGACTGTATAGGTGTAGTCCGGAACATCCGCCAACTGCTGCCGGCCGCCTCCATACAAATTGAACGCCAACAGCTTGATATGAATCGTCTTACCGATGTAATCGGCAGTGAGCGGAAACTTTGCCAGTGCAGCATCACAGCGCACGAACGGCGCACCGGCAGCATGTGACGATACAGGGCTGAGGAATCCCCCACGCTGCATATCTGGGCCCAGCGTATAAGCACCCAGCCCCGTGAGCGTAGCAGCCTGGTAGGCAACATACTCGCCGTCGACATAACACAGCGTCGTCAGCTGGGCCATATCTGCCGCTGAACCAGACATCAACTGCCCACCAGAGGCCAGCGAGACACCAACCGATTCTGTATATTTGCCGGCAACGGCGTGGGCGGCCAGCGGAGACGTTAGCTGGCCATAGCGTGACTTGCCATTGAATTCCGTCACGCGCTGGTAGTCAGTCCCGGTCAGACTAACCCACACCTCACAACCACCGAAGTCCACGCCGCCGCCAGTCGCCAGCCAGATATCGAGCCCGTCTTTGCTCTGCGCCAGCGAGACCGGCGCTTCAAAGATCACGGGGGCCAAAGCGCTGCCCGGATTGGCGTTGTAGTTATGCGAGAAGCCGCCGCCACTCGCAGACGGATACAGCGTAGCCGATGCGCTACCCTTCGGAAAATCTTCCGCAGTGATAGCCAACGCACCATCTGGCCCTTCATCGATGGACTTGATCCGGACAGGCTGGCGCACCAGCCCCAGTGCCGGGTCGGTAATAGTCACCAGATCCATCGGCTCTAGCGCGATCTTGCTCCAGCCGACGGTGAAGCTATAGGTGTTACGGATGTACATCGAGCGCTGCAGGATCAGCTGCGCCACGATCTTTGCCACCCGTACGTCGCAGATCCAGTGGGCCGAGATCGTCGGCATCACCCGCAGACCGGACTCCTGAATATCTGCCTGATCCTTCGCCTCCTGGATTGCGATATTGTAGAAATCTGCACGATCAAGGTATTCAACCTTCACCGTGTTAAACGTGTCCGACTGCCCCGATCGGTCGACCTTCACCGGGTCGTCGCCCGGATCACAAACAAAGTCATCATAGGTCAGGTCATAGACCGGTGCAGTGTTCGGCGTATAGCCGATGTAATAAGGCCAGTGCGCAGCGATAGGCATGTCGGTATATGGCACGAACTTCAGCATGCCTTCCGACCACACCAGCCCACAATTGGTGATCTGTGCCATCTGCGACAGGATATCGATTGCCGCAGCCTGCTGGGTCAATGCAGGACTGACGAAAATACCCTGAGCTATACAAGCATTTGCGTAGTCGGTCATCGGCCCGAGCTTATCCGCCCCGAACGGCGCACCGTACTGTGGATTGCTCAGAAAATCCTTGACCACGTTGGCCGGCACCGCGTCACCCACATCGCTAAATTGCAGCGGCGCGTCGACCTCGAACGCATGGTTGTCAACTTCCGCGTTACCCGTGAGCGCGTAATCAGCACCCATCACATACGCCACGCTGGAATATCCAACAGCCTGGTCAGCGTGATTCGTTGCCAGGAACGACCATGGCGCTTGCCCAGGCGTGCCCATCGTCAGATCTAGGCCTAGCGCACCGAGCGCGCTCTCACTCGGATCAGCAGCAGAATAGGTGTATGTGATCTGCACCGTCCGGCCGGCCATGACAGTGCCGCCGTGGGTCACAGGACCAATCGTATAGGTACCGCCCGACGCATCATAGTCAACGCCACGAAGCAGCGAGACCCATACATCGTTGCCGAAGATGCCGGGCGCAAAGACCTCTACCGACACATCGGACCACGACGCCGTATGATCGACCGTCATTGAGGCCGCATAGGGCTTCTGCTCGACCGCCTTCTGAATGCGGTTGGAAACAGGAATACCGGAGTAATAGCTCTTGCCGCGCCAGGCGGAACGAATACCCGTAATCGGGCCTTCTGCCAGCGCCATCATGACGGCGGCGCTGTACGTGTAGGTGGTAGTGCTCTGGCGAATGCCACCGGCACCGCCCTTACCGCCGGACTGAGTCGTCTCAGTATGCGGATTCGCCTTGAAATCACCGTACCAGATCAGGTTGCCGGTAATGCGAGTCCGCCCCCACACAATCGGAATCACCAGCCCATAGCTGGACTGCTGAATCGATACCGCACCTACGGCCGGCGTAACGTTACTGATTGTTTTAGATCCGCCCATATCACTTCCAGAGGGTGAAATATTTAACTGGTCGACTACGGAATACTTCCGCGTCGACGCGCTCATATCGGACGCCCTGCCCGATATAGGAGTGAATGATCATGCCATCGCCGATATAGATTGCACCGTGCGAGAAGCAGCGGCCGAACCGCCAGATGATGACGTCGCCAACTTCAGGCACCGGCACCTCGCGGCCATACTGCCTAATCCATCCCAGATAGCGCTCGCTATCGCGATGCATGTGCCAGTCCTGCGGGTACGGGGTTGGGTCGACGTGCGGCACCATGCCGGCCGCCTCGTAGACTTCGCACAGAAGCGTGGCGCAGTCCACACCAGCGCCCTTGATCCGGCCCTGATGGTGGTACGGCGTCCCCAGCCACTCGCGTGCCAGTCCAACAACTTCTGACCGCGATGTCATGCCGCAGTCTCCGGCACCGGGATATATTCAAAGCCACGGAAATTCTTCGCGTTGTTGTACTTGTTGGTGCAATCACCATTTCGCAGCTTGTCACATCCGGGAGTCAGCACGTACGTATCGCCTACCGCCACATCAAACGGCAGCGGATTCGTCAGATAAGCGCGATTTCCGAGGTATGACTTGACCGTGCGAGTGAGACCGTTGTTTGCCCCACTGGTGAACTTGATCGCCCCCATCTGGAAGTATCCGTCAGCAAAGGAGCCAGAGCAGCTGAAGATCGCGCTACTTTCGACGGCCGTGACATTGCCGACCACCGAGTACGTATTGACGTTCACCGCACAACCCGCGTCATACAAGGTGTTAGCACATGACGACTGATACAGGTTGCGAGGCATCTGGACATTCAAGCGATCCAGATCGGACTTCACCGCAAAATGCACCACCGTGCGCTGCACCTGCGTAGTCGATACGTGGCCTACAAACATCAGCACAGCATCGACAGGGCTGCCCCAGTCAGCCAGGTACAAGCGCTGCAGCGTAACCTTGGCATCGTCATACAGGCCCAGTACAGCAGCCTGGAGCATCGACACGGTGTTGATCATCACGCTGGGATCAGCGGGAAATACTACATCGAGCGTATCGACCTCAATCCCAGTCACCCAACGAATCTTCGACCGGCTCAAGCCTGCAGGCGCCGGAAGCCAGGTCTGGCCATTAAACGTCACAGGCGAGGAGGCGGTACAGAAGCGCAGCGTTACGCCATTCTTCAGCGAGAAGGTGAACAGATCCACCATCACGAAGCGCGACGCCGTATTCAGGAAATTCAGCAGCGCTGACGACATATTCTTCATATCACCCCCAACAATTCAACCTTCTTCGCCGTCCAGTAGTCCTGCATGAATTCCTCAAACTCTTGCGAGTCTTTGGCGAAACGCACGCGATACTGGAAATTTCCCGACCAGGTAATCACAGCGCCCGCCGGCGGGGGATTCGTGAACGTCACGTTAACGCCATCAGTCAAGAACGCCGACGTAGCCACACCATTAACCATGACCACAGCATTGCTGCTATAGCCGATTGGCTCGACCCATCCGGCAATGCTGTGCAACAAGACGAAGAAGCGATTATTGCCATCACCAACACCAAACTGCTGATTCAGAGCGGTGTTATCGGCAGGATCGTTGAACAGGAAGTCGTCGAAAGCGCCCCTGCGCTGATTGAAGAATGCCAGCAGGGTCTGGAACTCTGCCCGCCCGTTGCCACCGCGCAGGAACTCGTAGGTCAGTTGAATGTTCCAA